TTGCACTCCCACAGGGCCGGATAGCTCATTCCTAGCTCTGCGGGACCGCCGTTCAGCACACCATCGACGTGCCCTTGAATACGGCTGCCTGCAACGGAAAAGCCGAACTGACCGCCGCTGGCCTTTCGCGTGTACAGATCGAATCCGGCCATGCGCAGCCAGCGGATGGCCAGTTCTTCGAGGACGTGGCCCACCTCGAAGACGCGCAGAACGCGACCCGGTATGTCCCGGCCAGGATCGACCGGTGTTTGCAGATACTCGTATTGCAGCGCGCGCTCGCAGGCAACGCCCAACCGAGACGCACCGAGATAGTTGCGACGGGGTTGGTTGTCGCGTTCGGCGCTCAGCGCGGTATCGATGAGCGCGCCGATCTGCTCATGGATCTTGGTGCGGTGATTGAAGTCCAGCATCAGAACGGCACCCCCGTCGAAGCAGGCTTACCCTGGCGGGCGAGTCGCTCCTCAAGAAAAGCGCGGTCCTTCTCCGCCATCCGCTCGTGCTCGACGAGCATGTGTTCCTGGTAGGCGGTCACCACCACGTCTATCAGCATCAGCACTTCGTCTTTGCTGTAGTCCGCCAACGGTCGCTGCATGCCGATGGAGCCCACGTACTCACCCAGCGGGGCCAGGCAGGACGCCATGGCGGCCAGTTCCATATCACTCGGGTCGATCATGTGACCTCCCGTCTTTTCCATGAGCCGTGAAAATGCGTTCTGGCAGCGCATGGAGCAGAACACCCAGCGGTCCGAGTAACGTCGTGGATCGCTGCGCGGCAGACGTGGATTGAAGTAGCCGAAGCCCTTGGCCTTTCGTGAGCAGACTGCACATTTCACGCGGCCTCCCGGTGGGCATCGTTGGCAGCCACCACGAGGCGCTGAATCGACGACTTGTTGAACTGGAAGGACAACAGCGCCGAGGCCTGATAGCGCGTCATGCCAAAGTCGGCGCGCAGCGCCTGCGGCAGATACTGGAGTTGCTTCGCGGTCGGCGGCTCGTTCAGCCAACGACGGGTCTTGTGCGCGGAGTCAGCCGACTCACGGTCGTTCAACCAGTCATCGGCTTTGGCCATGCAAACCGTGCGGTCGCCGACAGCCAACAAGCGCGGCTGCAGACCCTTACCGCCGCCCACGGCGTGCCAGCGGCCGTTCAGGAAGAAGACGCCACCCCAGGCGTTGAAGCCAGTCGCCATCAGCGCGTCATCGCAGCCGAACAGGTCGCACCAGCGGAAGTTGGAGCGCTTGAGGAGATCGATCTCGGTCATCACGAAATCGGCCAGCGCATCTCCTTCCTCGGTGGTCTCGTTCTCCCAGACGAAGCCGCACAGAGGGCATTCGCGGCAGCCGAGCGGGACGGTGGCTTCACAGGACGGGCAGTCCTTGGTGGGCGCTTCGCCATGATGCTGGTGTCCGTCGAGATTGACGTCCTGTTCCAGAGATCCGTGCATCAAGGTCGCGGTGCCGAAGTCCAGGACCACGCAATCGGTCTTGATGAAGCCCGGATGCTCCGCTGGGTCGATAGTGCGCAGGCCACGCCCGATCATCTGGGTCAGAGTCGACTTGTGCGAGCTGGGTCGCAGCAGAACCACGCAGGAGGTGGGCGTGAAGTCGTAGCCCTCCGTGAGCACAGCCACATTGACCACGACCTGCGCGGTACCGGATTCGTACTCGGCCAGTCGTGTCTTTCGCTCTGCGTCTGAGAGCTCGCCGTGCACGATCACGGCGGATACACCGGCATCTTGAAAGGCCTGGCGCACACATTCGGCATGGGCGACGGTCGAGCAGAACACGATCGTCTTGCGGTCGCCGGCCTTCTCGCGCCAATGACGGATCACGGCATCGGTGATGGGCGTCTTGTTGAGAATCGCCTCGACTTCCGTCATGTCGAAGTCAGTGGCGGTGCGTCGGACCCGCGTCAACTGCTCCTGGGCGCCGACATCGATGACAAAGGTGCGTGGCGGCACAAGGTGGCCGGAGGCGATCAACTCGCCAAGGGTGATTTGATCCGCGACGTTGCTGAAAACCTCCCGTAGTCCCTTGCCGTCGCTGCGGGCAGGCGTCGCCGTCACCCCGAAGATCTGGGCGCGCGAGTTCTTGTCCAGCACTCGGTCGATCACGCGGCGGTACGAGGCTGAGGCTGCGTGATGCGCTTCATCGATCACCAGCAGATCGAGGATCGGGATGGCAGCGAGATGGTTGTCGCGCGACAGCGTTTGCACCATCGCGAACGTGGCGCGCCCGGACCAGGATTTGTCCTTGGCATCGAACACGGAGGTGCTGACGCCCGGATTCACCCGTGCAAACTTGGATAGGTTCTGGCCGGTCAGTTCATCGCGATGAGCGAGGATGCAGGCCTTGGCATCTGGCTCGGCCAACAAGCTGCCGGCCACCGCCGACAGCATGATGGTCTTGCCCGACCCGGTGGGGCCAACAGATAGGGTGTTGCCGTGTTGGGCGAGCGCCGCCAAAGAGCGCTCGACCAGCAGGGCTTGGCGGGGGCGGAGCATCATGGCGGCGTCCCCTTTACTGTGCCCAGCTCGGGCGACCCGGCACGGAGGCACGGCCCGTGGCCTGGGCATACGCATTCGACCCGTTTGCGGGTGCTGGCGCTTTCGCTGCTCCCTGCGCGCCACCCATGAGGGCGGCGTAGTCCTTGTGGTCGGGCGTGATCGCGGCCTTGATCACGCTCTTGTCTTGGCCGTTCTGGTCTTTGTCCCAGTCGACCTTGCCGAGAAACTCGATGCCATCGAGATCGGCAAACCCGCTGATGCGGCGCGCGTTCTGCGCGGCAGGACTGTTGTCGCCAGGATGAACGCCGCGCGCTGAGTTGAGGATCGCCTTGACGAAGGTGCGGCCCATGTTTGCCCACTCAGGGCCTTTCGGGCTGTGCAGGCCGATCAGCGACCACATCTTGCGACGGGCGAACTCACCCTCCATCACGACGAACTCGCAGTTCAGGTACACCGAGCCGGTGTTGTCGTTGCGGGTGGCGTAACCGCCGGTCCATCCCTGCGACGAATCATCGAAGCCACCCGGCTTGATGGTCATGCGGACACGCACCAGCGTGCCTTTGGGGATCAGGTCGAAAGAGGTCTGTTCGGAAGCGGAATTGAAATCGAAGTAGGTCATGATCAGGACTCCTGAGTCGAAGTGGATTCGGGGATGGCAGCGGGCGCGGGGCGCGCGAAATCGAGCCGTTCGGTAGCGGGCCTGGCCGGGCCGGCGATCTTTTCCATGAGGCGGCCGAGGTGCGGCTCCTCGATCGGATCGAGCCGCCCGGAGCGGTCCTTGGCGGGGTAGCCCCATGCGTTCAGCGTGTGGCAGACGAAGGCGCGGTAACTGGCGCCGTCATCGGCCTTCAGCTCGGCCAAGGTGACGACCTCATCGACGATGCCGGGCAGTTCCAGGCCGGTTTTGGAGCCGTCGATCTGCAGGGAGAACACGCGGCGATTGAAGTCGTCCAGCCGCTCATCGAGGATGCCGACGAACCACACGTTCTTGCCGCGCGTGTGCTGCAGGTGGGTCAGCCAGGCGATCATTTCCTGGCCCATCAGCCCGTATGCACCCCGGCTGTCGGGTTTGCCCGTCTTCTCGGAGTAGGCCTGTGGCTGGCCCTTGCACCATTGCAGGCACAGGCGACCGGCCACGGTGATGGAGTCGACGAACACGGTGTCGTACTTGTCCAGGACCGTCGGATCACCGAAGCGCGCGCATACGGCATCGAAGTGGGCTTGGCTGAACGGCTGGTCGTCGCGCAGCGCCGGGTTCGGCCCGCCGATGTACACCGCGAAGTCACGACACTCCTGCCAGGTGCGCGGACGGATCGTGTCGCCGGCCCAGCCCTCGACCGCGAGATCACCAGCCTCAAGATCAAAGAACAGCGTTGCCGTGGGTTTCAGCGTCCAGAGTTGCGAGGTCTTGCCGATGCCGCTCTTGCCGACGAGCACACCCTTCACGCCACGGCGCTCGGCCAGACGCTGGTCTGCAGTAATGATGGGGAGGCTCATTTGCCGGCCTCCTCAGTGCTGATGCTGGCGAACGCGTCAGCAACGGTGGTCATACCGAGCGCGCCACGCTTGCGGGCCATTTCGTACAGATCGCGCAGACCACTCAGGCGCCGATGGATAACGCGGGTTTCGGACTCCATGCCCTGGATCGCGAATGCCACGTCATCAATGGTGGCGTCCTCGAGGCGACGCACCACTTCGTCGGGGCGGTTGCCGTCCAGCGCTGGGATGCGAATGGTTTCGGGCAGATCCCGGAGGTACATCTCCGGTTGTTTGCGCAGCAGTTCGAGCAGCGTAGGTTTGGTTTTCATGGCGATTACTCCTGAAGCAGAGCGAGACGAAAGCCCGGCTTGCCGGTCTTGAGGGTGCGTGCCGGAGCGAAGGCGCTCTTGATCGACTCGGGCCACGCGTTGAACTTGGTTTCCGAGATCCGGTAGCTGATCTCCACGTACTCGGACGGGTCGTCACCGTTGGCGGCGATGCGCTGGGTGATCTCGGAGAGCCGCTTCTGGTCCCAGTCGACCTTCTTGGGTAGATCGGCGGTGATGCGGACGTGCCCGTCGTCGAAATGGACGACGCCGGTGTCTTTGCCTGCCGCCAAGCGCAGCTGGTGTGCGCGGTCGGCATACTTGAGATCCAGTGCGCGATCGACGTGCTCGACGATCGCCTTGGCAGCAGCCAGAAGATCAGCAGCGTCGTTCTTGAGCTGGAACAACGATTCGCTGGCAAGCGCAGCGAGTTCGCCTGCCGGGGTGGTCAGGACTTCGTCGGGGGAGATGCGGTTCACAGCGCACCTCCCGCATTGACGCGTTCAGAGGTGCTCTTGCGCAGGCTCTCAGCCTCGTAGGCTTCGATGTCCTCGATGCGATAAGCGACGCGCCCCTGCAGCTTCAGAAATACCGGGCCGATACCTTCGGAGCGCCAGCGTTCGAGCGTTGCTTCGCTGACTCCCCAGCGTTCCGCCAATTGGCCTTGATTCAGATGTTTGACACTCACGATGCACTCCTTCTGGTTGTTGCGAATTCGTGAGGTCAGTTTCGAAGTCGGCCTGTGCGGGCGTCTGCCGCCGCCATGTACGGGCTGATGTACGGGCGCAGCTTCTGCGGGGAAAAACGAGGCCCAGAAAACAAAAAACCGCCCGAAGGCGGTTGTGCGTGGTGCTGCCAACTGGTGGCAGGTCATTCGCGGCGGAAGCCGTACTTCCCCTTTTCAGGGTTGTCGATGTAGTCCTCCCAGTCGGTGTTGCCGCTGAACAGGTTCTGCATGCGCTGGCTGCGAGCGGTCTTCTTGTCGGCATAGGCTGCGCCGAGAATTTCGGCAGCTGGAAGGAGCCATCTGTCGTTGATGGCCTGCTCGAACATGTAGCGGACGGCTGCAGCCTGACGCTCGCCCTTGATCGTCCAGGGCTTGGTCTTAGTGCGGATGGTCAGCGTGTTGGTGTACTCGTTGAAGTGCACCGGCAACATGGGGCGGATCTCGCCATCGGGCGGAGCGGCGAGTATTCGATGCAGGAGATCCAAATCGATGCACGGCGTGGCGACATAGTCGACGATTGCAGCTCGTAGCGATGCGAATCGGTAACTGCGCGGTGGGCGCACAAACTGCGGCAATACGCCGCCAGACGACAAAATCAGACCCTGGTCAGGAAGACTTGTCTGGCTGAAGTGGCGAAATACCTCTTCGACGGAGTGCGCCAAGCCGCGAACGAGCCAGACGTCAGTCAGCGCGGGTCCGATTCGTGCCTTCCCCAAATGCCAGAGGGAATCTTCCAGCAGCGGCGCATTAATTCCTTTTCGCAGAGCTTGCGCGATACCCAGGAGATCGGCGATGGTGCTCAGGATTGCAGCTGGCCGAACGCTGTAGACGGCGACTTCAGCAGCGGGGACAGACTTCCACCGAAAAGACTCAGGGCAGCGGTAGCGATACCGATCAGCTTGGTCATCTTCAGTCAGGTCGACTTGAACGAGATCGTCATCAAGCGATGCTGGGTAGCTCCCGGCGTAGCCGACGCAGTCGGTCCACTGCTCCAGCAGCTTCGGCGTCAAAGATTTCCGTCCAAGAGCACTCCACCCTGGCACCCCACGAAGCCGCTGTCCGTCGCCATCGGCAATTGGCTGCCCAGACCGTTCGAACAGGTCAATCAGATCAAGCAGCGACTGCGTCTGCAGGGGCTTCGACGACATCGCCGATCTCCTTCACCAGGTGCCATTTGGCCAGCAGTCGGTCGCACAGCGCCCGGTCTTTTTCCCGCTTGGTCTTGATGTTGCACTTGTTGTCGTCGCGCAGGATCACGGTAATCGTCCGTGCGCGGTCCTTGCCGACCTTTTTCAGCTTGATGGACAGCTTGGCGTAGTTCAGGTGGTGATCGCGGAAGTCGAAGGCGGGGCCAATCAACGACCGGGCGGCCGCGTAGATGTCATCGACGTCCTTGGTCCAGATCTTCACCAGGAGCGACCGGCCATTGCCGGCGGCGTAGCCGAGCTCGACGACCTTGACGAACGCAACGGGCTCGCCGGATAGGTCGAAATTACGCAGCGCCGCCAGGCTCTGGTAGTCGTATTGCTTGAGCGGGATCTTCTCGCCGGTGATGGGCGATTGCAGCAGGGTGTCAGCCACGATGCGCGCCAACGCTTCGCGGCCCGACGTATCTTTCGACAGCACCTCCAGATGCCCATTGGCCGGCTCGTAAGTGATGTGCGAAGACACCGCCCGGATCACCTCCTGGGGCACCAATTCGCTCGCCTGCACGCAGTCGATGATTTCCGGTGGGCGATTGTGATGGATGCTGATCTGGTACAGATCCACGTCCTCGCCGGTCTGAGTGTCGGGCCGCAGCCGTTTGAAGATCTGGATCGCAACCGCGTCATCGGAGCACCCGAGTTGCTGCGCGACGGTCTGGTGGAACGCCGCTTTGGCGGCTGCGTCGTCGAGTACCGCCAGGTTGGCAGGTGCCATGAAACCGGAGTAGCAGGAGGCGCTTTGCCGGAACACGTCGGCCTGTCGGGCGTTGATGGCTTCCTCGAAGATCACAGGTTCATTGACGTGCAGCCACAGCGCCCGCTCGTACTGGTTCGGAATCGCGACGAAGGTTTCCCGGGCGGCGTCATCGAAGATGTCGTCCTTGAAGCCGTCAATGACGTCCTGGCCGGCGCCGTCTGACAGCAGCACGATCCGTTCTGCCACTTCTTCGATCCGCTGCCGCTCGCCCACCCCAAGAGCCGCGAGCACAGCCTCCATCTGTTCACGCTGTTCTTTCTTGGGCTTCTTGGCGTCCAGATCTGGCATGACGAGGCTGAACTCATCCACCATGAATTCACGGAACACCTCCGGCGGCAGGTGGCCCAGGAGCTTGCTCAGGTTTTCTGCATCGTTCATCTACGTACCCCTCAAAAGGTTGGATCGGCTTGTTATCAGCCTCGACGGCCCCTTCTTCTTGTTGGGGTGTGCAGACCGATGGCGTTCGGTGTACCGAACGATTCAGATTGTCGCGGAGCGGTTATGGGTTTGTCAAGCAGGTACGAATTCGTTCGGCGTAGTGGTATTATTTTCGGATTGAAGCCAACATATGAGGAAGTACCGGTGCCATCGCCCCTGGGGGACAAGATCCGCGCATTGCGAAAGCAAAAGAGGCTCAGTCTGGAACAGTTGGCCGAACTGACCGACTCCAGCAAGAGCTACATCTGGGAACTGGAAAACAAAGACGATCCGAAACCGTCGGCCGAGAAGATCGGCAAGATTGCCGCCGTCCTCGAGGTCACCACGGAGTTCCTGCTGACCGAGTCGGCAACCACCCCGGACGAGGAAGTGCTCGACGAGGCCTTCTTCCGTAAGTACAAGAACATGTCCGAGCCGGACAAGAAGAAGATCCGCAAGATCCTCGATGCCTGGGAAGATGAATGACGGACGCGAAAAAGCCCATGGCCGAGGCCAACCGCATCTCGTCCATGCTCAACGCGGTGCTAGGTGCGGATCGCTTTCCGGTCAAGGTTGACGAACTGGCGCTGGAGTATTCCCGCCAGTGCTTTGCAGACTCGCCGATCGACACGGTTCGGGGCGAGGATCTCGACGGTTTCGATGGCCTGTTGAAGGCCAATAAGGCGCGCTCGAAGTGGCTGGTCCTCTACAACAGCGCCACCCCGTCGGAAGGCAGAAAGCGCTTCACGATTGCGCATGAGTTCGGCCACTACATCCTGCACCGCCATCAGCAGGATCTGTTCGAGTGCGGCGACGACGATATCGAGACGGGTGACAACAACGAGCGCGACATCGAAGTCGAGGCGGATCTGTTCGCTTCGACCCTGCTGATGCCGCTGGACGACTTTCGGCGCCAGGTCGACGGGCAACCGATCAGCTTCGATCTGCTCGGCCACTGCGCCGACCGTTACGGGGTATCGCTGACGGCCGCCGCATTGCGCTGGACCGAGATCGCTCCCAAGCGCGCCATACTGGTGGCCAGCCGCGACGATCACATGCTCTGGGCCAAGTCGAACAAGGCGGCGCTCAGGTCCGGCGCCTACTTCGCGACGCGCAAGAACACCATCGAGCTACCGCACGATGCGCTGGCGCACAGCTACAACGCCTTTGACATGTGCGACAACCGGACGGGGCGCGCCCAGTCCTGGTTTGCCCGTGAACCTGCCAGCATGCCGGTCACGGAAATAACGCGCGTCGCGGGTCAGTACGACTACACACTGACCTTGCTACTGCTGCCCGAGGCCGAGTGGCAGGGAGCGCGGCACGATGATGAGGAACCGGAGGAAGACACTTACGACCGCTTCATCCGCAACGGCCAGTACCCGGTGCGATAGCTCATGGTGGATCGATCATGAGCGCCCATAAGTGGCAATTCGCTTCCCGTTTCCGCCGGCATGCATTTGGCTGGCGCTCCGACACGCCGGTACAGCGGATCAAGGAAGCCATCGCGGAGATCAAGCAGGTCGCCCGCAAGGAGCCTGTGCTCGCGGCTGAGGGTGCCATCACCCTGCTGGAAAAGCTCTCGCCGGCCCTGGAACGGGTCGACAGTTCATCGGGCGCCCTGGGTTCGGCCGTCAACAAGGCCATCGACACCCTGGTGCCGATCATCGTCAAAGCGGATGTCGAGCCACAGTTGCGGCAACGCTGGCTGGAGCGTTTGTGGCAGGCGCTGCAAGACGACGAAATGCCCTACATCGAACTGCTGGGCGACTACTGGGGCGAGCTGTGCGTGACCCCGGAGCTGGCATCGCACTGGGCCGACGAGTTTTTGCCGGTCGTCGAGAGCGTGTGGAGCCCGAAGGCATCCGGACATGGATTCTTCAAAGGCACCAGTGCTTGCCTGTCCGCGCTGTTCGCGGCGGGTCGCTATGACGAGTTGCTGGCCCTGATCGACAAGGCGCGGTTCAAATGGTGGCACGACCGGCGCTGGGGTGTGAAGGCACTGTCGGCGATGGGCAAGAAGGCGGAGGCGATCCGCTACGCCGAGGAGTCGCGCGGTCTCAATGATCCTGGCTGGCAGATTGCCCAGGCCTGCGAAGAGATCATGTTGTCCTCTGGTTTGCTCGACGAGTCCTACCGACGCTATGCCATCGAGGCAAATCAGGGCACAACGAATCTGGCAACGTTTCGCGCCATCGCCAAGAAGTATCCCCACAAGCAACCGGAAGAGATCCTACGCGACCTGATAGCCAGCACGCCTGGCGCCGAGGGCAAGTGGTTCGCCGCTGCCAAGGATGCGGGCCTGTTTGATGTGGCGATCGAGCTGGGTACGCGCAGCCCGACCGATCCACGCACGCTGACACGCGCTGCCCGTGACTACGCCGAGAAGCAGCCAGCATTCGCCCTCGCAGCCGGCTTGGCCGCGTTGCGCTGGATCTCTCTTGGACACGGCTATGAGATCACCGGCACTGATGTGCTCGATGCTTATTCGGCAGTCACGCAGGCGGCGGTGAACGCAGGTGTTCCAGTCCAGCAGATCAACGAGCAGATCCGGGAAATGATCACCAGCACCCAGCCCGGCAATTCGTTGATGAAGACCATCCTCGCCCGTCATCTGGCGAACTAAAAGGGCCCCGCTTTTCGCAGCAACCCGCATCGGTTCGCACGACTCCGAAACTCCCTCATGGTGTCGGCGGCAGTCCATCCGGACAATTTCACTGCATGTGAGTTTGACCTAGAGGACCGCCACCGATGCATCAAATCAACCATCTACCACCGGAGCGGATGACGCCGGAGCAGCGTCGCCACGAGATCGCGTCACTGCTGGCCAATGGTCTGGCCCGTCTGCGTATCGGCGGTGCAGAACAGTCCGTACACATCGCCGAAGCGAGCGAGTTTGAGCTTGGCTTCTCTGGCAACCAGCGCGTTCATACAGACCCCGTCAACAAGACAACTACGGAGTCGAAATGAGCACGCAAACACCATCGTTTTCCACGCCGCCATCGGTGGCAGCGCAGATCGCCAGGTTGCCCGAGATGCCGATGGCAGAGATCCGGGCGCTTTGGCAAAAGCTTGTCGGTGGCGACACACCCACCCACAACCGCCAGTTCCTCGAACGCCGGATTGCCTACCGGCTTCAGGAGCTGGAGTTCCGGAAGGTCGATGCCAACCTGCTGGATCGCAATCAGCGCCGCATCGAATCTCTGGTCGAAACCGGCAAGGTGAAAAAGCGCGACCGCGATTACCGTCCGGCCGCCGGCACGGTGCTGGTCCGCGAATACAAAGGTGTCGAGTACCGCGTGATCGCGACCGCCGACGGCCAGTATGACTTCCAGGGGCGCATGTACCCGAGCCTCTCGATGATCGCCCGCGAAATCACCGGCATGCGCTGGTCGGGGCCACTGTTCTTTGGACTCAAGCCGGCATCCAATGCCAAGACCAAGCCCGCCACCAAGAAGAGAGGTGGACGATGAGCGAAGTCTTGAAGCGCCGCATGCGCTGCGCGGTCTACACGCGCAAATCCACCGATGAAGGGCTGGACCAGGAATACAACTCGATCGACGCGCAGCGCGATGCCGGTCACGCCTACATCGCCAGCCAGCGCGCCGAGGGCTGGATTCCAGTAGCCGACGACTACGACGATCCCGCCTTCTCGGGCGGCAACATGGAACGCCCGGCGCTGCGCCGCATGATGGCGGACATCGAGGCCGGCAAGATCGATGTGGTTGTCATCTACAAGATCGACCGCCTGACACGCAGCCTGGCGGACTTCTCCAAGATGGTCGAGGTGTTCG